TCGATGGCCTGTTCAAGAAAGAAGCGACGAATGCGCCGAAACGACTTGTCTTCGTGGCGGATTGAAGCGTTCATGCGAACACCATCAACCACGTCGACGGAGATCCAAATGACCACTCAGCTCACACCCGCCCAACACGCCATCCTGGCCTATGCCCATCAACACACCGAGGGCAAGATCACCTGGTTCCCGGACCACATCAAAGGCGGCGCGCGCAAGAAGGTTCTCGACGGACTGTCCAACCGCACTCTGATCACGAACACCGGCGACGACTGGTTCATCGCCGCCGAGGGTTACGAGGCGCTGGGCGTACCGCGCAAGGCGCCGGTCAGCGCCAAGGCGATCGACGAGGCCATCGAACAAGCCAAGCCGCGCACGCGCGAGAACAGCAAGCAGGCCCAGGTGATCGCGATGCTCAAGCGACCGGAGGGCGCCACCATCGCGCAGATCGTTGAGGTGACTGGCTGGCAGCCGCACACGGTGCGCGGCACCTTTGCTGGCGCCTTCAAGAAGAAGCTGGGCCTGACGATCACGTCGACCAAGGTGAACGGCGGCGAGCGGATCTACGCCATCACCGGCTGATCCGCCTCCGGCACCGTTCCGAATTTCGCGCCATCACTGGCGCGTATCGCTTCTTGCCCCGTGTAGTCCTGCCAGCGGCGCACGATCACATCGACATACTTCGGATCGAGTTCGATCAGACGGGCACGGCGGCCGGATTTTTCGCAGGCGATCAGCGTGGAGCCGGAGCCGCCGAACGGATCGAGCACGATGTCTTTGGTCTTGCTGCTGTTGCGCACCGCGCGCTCGACGAGTTCCACCGGTTTCATGGTCGGGTGCAGATCGTTCTTGGCCGGCTTCTTGATGTTCCAGACGTCGCCCTGATCACGGGCGCCACACCAGTAGTGATCGGTGCCGTCACGCCAGCCATAGAGGATCGGCTCGTACTGGCGCTGATAGTCGGCGCGTCCGAGGGTGAAGGTGTTCTTGGCCCAGATGATGAAGGTCGACCAGCGACCGCCGGCAGCGCGGAAGGCCGATTGCAGGGTGTCGAGTTCGCTGGAACTCATGGCGACATAGACGGCGCCCTTGGTGACGCCCAAGATGTTCTGGCAGGCGGCAAGCAGGAATGCTTCGAAGCCGTCGCCCAGGTTGTCGTTCAGGATCGGACGATTCTTGCCGCGCAATTTGTCCTTGGCCGTGTTGGCGTAGTTCACGTTGTACGGTGGATCGGTGAAAGCCATGTCCGGCAATTCGTCACCGAGCAGCAGCTTGTAGTCGTCCGTCTTGGTGGCGTCGCCACACAGCAGTTTGTGATCGCCCAGCAACCACACGTCGCCCGTTTTGGAGATGGGTGTTTCAGGCACTTCCGGCACAGCATCGTCGTCGGTGAGCCCGTCCTTGGTAGCTTCGTCGCCTGCGATCAGCGCTTCCCATTCGTCGGGAGAAAAGCCTGTCAGGCCGAGGTCGAAGCCGGCGTCTTTCAGCTCGGACAACTCAATGCCCAGCAGTTCGTCTTCCCAGGAGGCGTTCTCGCCGATCTTGTTGTCAGCCAGGATCAGCGCCCGACGTTGGGTGTCCGTCAGATGCTCCAGCGGGACGACCGGAACCTCCGTCATGCCGAGCTTGCGGGCAGCCAGCAGGCGACCGTGGCCGGCGATCACATTGTTCTTGCCATCGATCAGGATCGGCGCACCCCAACCGAACTCGCGGATGCTGGCGGCGATCTGCGCGACCTGGGCATCCGAGTGCTGCTTGGCATTGCGGGCGTACGGGATCAGCGAGTCGATCGGACGGTAGTGGATCTGCAGCGCGCTCATCGGCATTCATAAATGAAAAGCCCGCCGAGAGCGATGCTCCGGGCGGGCTACAAGTCGATTCGATGCGAGACACAGCTCTCGCAACCATAGAGAGAATTTACCCTCGATCGCCGCAAAACGCGACACGCCGGAAAGCGTGCAATCCCATCAAGCGTTAGCAATGGCTGGCGCTCGTTAGCAGCCACCAGCAACTTCACTTAATTTCCCGATGCCAGATGGAGTGCCACGAGATGCAGGGCCATGTCCCACCGTCGTTGTGCCGTGCGCGGTGCACAACCGAAGCGCTTGGCGATCTCTGACCAGCGATACCGCTCCGCCCGCATCCACACGAGGTGTCGTTGGTCCATCTCCAAACACTGCACCCATCGCATGACCTCCAGCATTCTGTCGACATCGGCAGGGCTCGGCGGAAAACGGATGGGTGCAGGATCGTCGGAGGCCAGGCGTTCGAACTCCGTGCGCACGATCGTCGGCCAGACGTTGAAATAGCCTTGCACCCGCACAGGGGGCAATCGATGTGCAGTGCGTGCAGCCTCGACAAAACGATCTGCAAGTTCATCGATGCTCCATTCAGCCATGGCGACGCTCCTTGTTCCCATACAGGCGGTTGCCAATGCGACGGAGCAGCTCACGCTCGGACCAGTCGAGTCGTGTGTCCTCGGGTGAAATGACGAGGATGTGCTGGTCGAGCCATCCCTCGCGTTTGATCTCTTCGGGATCTCGTCGGGGCTCTGGCACGAGCCGTCCCAGCGGGCTGCGGTACTGAGGTGTGGGGATCTTCATGTCACACCTCCTGCCCATCGTGGTAGATCTGGATGGCCCAGTGCAGGATCGCCAGGGCATCGGCCTCGTTGTCATCCGTAGGCGCATATCCAAGAAGCCGGGCGGCAGCGATCATGTCGTCCTTGCTTGCGTTGCCTTTGCCGGTCGCGTGCTTCTTGATCGTGCCAACCGGAACGCCCTGGTACGGGATCTGATGGTGTTCGCACCAGGCAGTCAGATGGGCCATGAAACCGCCGTAGGCGTGCGCGGCATCGACGCCGGCATGACGACGGACCTCTTCGAAGAACACGGCATCCAAACCATCAGCAACCTGCTTGAGTTCGGTGAGCCAGCGTTTGAAGCGGAGGTAGCGCATGCCGCCACCCTCGAAGCGCTGTGGCTTGAACCCTTCGGTTCCACTGCTGATGTCGCCGTCACGGTCCAGCAGAGCCCAACCGGTCTGGGTGCCGAGATCCAGCGCCAAGATCGCGTTTCCGTTCGCCGGCAGACCGCCCCCATCCCGACCTCCAGGCAAACCTCCACGTAAGGTAGAGGGAACTGCTGTTCCCTCTCCTACGTAGTAGGAGGGGGAGTTTTCGCCAACTTGGAATTCCCGGAAAACCCAGTATCCATGCGGGTTTGCTGAAGTTGGCAAGTTGGCGGCGCTGCCAACTTGCCAATTTGCCGACAACTCCGCAAGGCGTTGATTTGAAATGGATTGAAGTTGGCAGGTGTTTGCCAACTTGCCGACGTCGGCAAAAAGCAGGGGGAAGTTGGCAACGGTTTTGCCAACTTGTCGATGCGTGTTCATGCGGGCTCCTGAGGATCGTTGATGTCGTCTTGGTAAACCCACACCTCGGGGTTCTCGACCGGCAAGGCGGCCCCCGATTGCGGGCATTTGAAGTGGGTGGGCTGTACGGCGAGTTCGCGCAACGGCACTTCGCCGGTGTCTGGATCGGGTTCGCCAGCGACCGAGCGCAGGACCATGCCTTCCACGCAGAGGTAGCCGAATTTGGTGCGGGCTGGCGGCAGGCCGTAGTCGACTGCATTGCGGAAATACTTGATGTAGCCCTGCGTCGAGAGCGCAGAAAGCCGCTCGCGGATCGTGCGCTCGCCGCCGAGCCCCGCCTTGCCTTCGAAGCCTTCGGCGAACTGATTGGCGGTGTAGCAGCGACCCTGCGCAGCCTCATCGAACAGGATCTGCAGGATCACATCGCGTTTGCGGCGGCGTTCGGCATCGAGCCGCTGGCCATACTCCTGCATGACCAGCCGCTCATTGGGTTCGACCTCGCGCCACTCCCCCTGCACCTTGTCCACGTGCTTGAGGGGGATGCCCGGCCCATTGCGCAATTCGAAGATGAGCTGCCGCGTCGTGCGCAGCTCGTCGGGCCGATACAGCAGCATTCCGCTCGAGTAGTAGCCGCGCAGGCTGCCGGCACCGGCCAGAGCCTGGAACGGGTCCTCCTCGAACTGCTTCTTGCCCAGCTTCCTCGTGTGGTGGGCCAGGATCACCCCGGCATCCGGATTCACCGCCTGGCGAAGCCGGTCCACCCGTTGCGAGAGAAAAAACAGCATCGCGCCGTTGTCGTTCTCGCCACCGGCGTCGCCGCCATCGAACACATTGCGGATGGGATCGATGGCGATGATGTCCGGAGGCTCGCCACCAAACGCATTCGCAATGGCAGGAATCACCTGCGCGAGGCCGGCGTCGTCCAGCACGAGGCGCAGCTGGGGCGTGGCCACGAAGTTCGCGCGGGCATCCAGGAGCCGGCTGGGTGGAATGCGCAGCTCTTTGACCCGTTCGCGCAGGTAGTGGTACTGCACCTCTGCCTGCAGGTAGAACACGCGCAAAGGGCGTGACGGGCGCATGCCGAGAAAGGCGGCACCAGCGGCCATGTGGGTCAGCCAGGCCAGCAGGAAGTCGCTCTTGCCGACCTTGGGCGCGCCGCCGAAGACCAGCATTCCGGCCGGCGTCAGCACGCGCGGCGAGATGAGATCAGGCGGCAGCGGCGAATCGTCATCCAGCAGCGCGCCCAGCGTGAATGTCGGCAGCATCGGCAATGCCGCCTTGACCACGCGGCGCTCGCCCTGCGCGATGAACCCATCGCAGTCGAAGCCTTCGGCGACGGCATCAGCCGCGTCCCACTTGTCGGGCTTGTCGGATGGCGGCACCAGAATGGCTACGGAAGCGCAGCCCGCCGCGACACAAGCGCGTGCGGCGTTCTCGGCGTAGTCCCAGCCCGGCGCGTCGCGGTCTGGCCAGATCAGCACCGAGCGGCCAGCGAGCGGTCGCCAGTCGGTTTTGTCGATCGGCGCCCTGGCCCCGTTCATCGCGGTGGTGGCCGCAATGCCGCAGGCGATTAGCGCATCGGCGCATTTCTCGCCCTCGACCAGCACCACGTCCTGCAGCTTTGAGATTGCCGGCAGGTTGTAAAGCGGGCGCGGATCGGGTGCCCGCCACATCCGGGCGCGCACGTCCCAGGGGCGGTACTCCTTGCCGGTCGGTGGGTCGTAGCGGTACACACAGGCGATCAGCTCGCCCTCGGGCGTGAGGTAATCCCATTTCGCGGTGTAGGGGCCAAGCTCATCGACAGCAACGGTACGGACCGCGTGAGGAGCAATGGACTGCGCAGGCGGTGCGACTCCCAGCCACTGGCGAATCTCCGTGGCAAGACGGGGAAAATCCTGGCGCGTGGACAGCCCCTGGGATCGTGCCCACAGGTCGATGACATCACCGCCATCGTCGGTGGCGAAGTCCTTCCACAAACCGCGACGAGCGCCGTCGAGCTCGACGACCAGGCTTTTGCCGGGTGAGCCGTCGGTGTCGCCGACATAGAACTTGCCGCCCCGCATGCGGCCTTGGGGGAACAGGTAGTGCAAGACGGCTTCGAGCCGATCCAGCAACCCGGTACGCAACGTCTCCGTGTCATTTACGAGTTCATTTCGAGGTTCGGCCGCGTCGTTGAAGTCGAGCCACACGATATCGTTCGTCGTCACGTCGCCCCCCAGCAGCGGTCTTGCCAGGAGCACGACTTGCACTCGAAATGGGTCGGGGTCGTTGCATGGCGTGGCAACAACTCGCCGGCATCGGATGCGGAAATGACCCGGACCGCGCGATCGGACATGCGCTGGGCCAGTCCGCCGTCAAACGGCACCAGCTCGAACCAGATCTCCTGCGAATCCTTGTTGATCGCGGTGAACAGCGCGGGGTTGCGCGATATGCCGGGAATGGCGGCTTCCATGTAGGCCTGGTAGATCGCCATCTGCGCTGCGTACACCGGCTTGGACCGGGCGACGCCGAGCTTGACCGTGTCCCGCCAGGACTTGTCGTTCATGGTCTTGCATTCCCATAGCGACGGGCACCGGAGCCCGAGCTCGCCTGGGGCGGCGTTGATCACACCGTCGACATGGCCCTGGATGCGGCCGCCCGCCACGGAAAAGCCGAATTGGCCTCCGCCGGCCTTGCGGGTGTACAGGTCGAAGCCAGCCAAACGCAGCCAGCGAACGGCCAGGTCTTCGAGCGCATGCCCGACCTCAAACACGCGCAGGATGCGACCGGGAATTTCACGGCCGGGATCGACCGGCGTGCGCAGGTACTCGTACTGCAGCGCGCGCTCGCAGGCCACACCCAGCCGCGAAGCGCCGAGGTAGGTGCGCGGTGCCTGTCCATCACGATCGCTAGCGAGGGCGGCATCGATGAGAGCGCCGATCTGTTCGTGAATCTTGGGGCGGTGGTTGAAATCCAGCATCAGAACGGCACTCCCTTCGGAGCGGCTTGACCTTGACGGGCCAGGCGCTCCTCCAGGAAGGCACGATCCTTGGCGGCCATGCGCTCGTGCTCTTCGATCATCTGGTCCTGATAGGTGGTGACGACGACATCGATCAGGGTCAGCACCTCATCCCGCGTGTAGTCCGCCAAGGGCCGCTCCATGCCGATGGAGCCGACGTACTCACCCAGCGGCGACAGGCACGCCCGCATGGCTGCCAGTTCCATGTCACTCGGATCGATCATGCGTGCCTCCGTCTTGGTCATCAATTTGCAG